GCCCTGCAGCAATTCGGCCGCGGAATTCAGGCCCTCGAATTGCTTTTGGATCTGGCCGAAGGCGGAATCGACATCCTTGCCGAGCTTGGTCAGGCCCGCATTGATGCCGGCGAATTGCCCGGTAAAGCTGATGATGACGTCGCCAAGCTTAGCCGCCATTCGGCTTCGTCCCCGCCTTGCTGCGGAAGAAACTCTTCATTCGCCCCTCGAGCTCTTCCTGCTGCTTTTCGTCGAGCTCCTTGATCGGAGATCGGCGCATATACGGAATCAGATCCTCGATCTCAATCTGCGCATCGCGCGACATCTGCTGCCGGATCTGCATGGCGCCGAGCATGACGAGCCGGGCATCGCCGAAGGGTTCGAGCTGGTCGTAGGCCATCCATTCGATCAGCTCGAAGATCGTCATGCGCCGTTCGAGCTCGGCGACGGTGCAGCCGAAAAGCGCCGCGAGGCGGAAGCAGAATCTCCGCACCGGGCGCCGGATCAGTTTTTTCGCGCATCCTCGACGGCCTCGGCCTCGGTCTGCTTCACCAGATTCAGATCTTGCGCCAGGTTGAAGAGATGGCTGAGCGCCTGCGCGCTCTTGGCCCCGAGCGCCTCGATATCGTCTTCGGTGAAGAGCCGATTTCCGTCCGCGTCGCAGATGGTCAACACCAGCAGACGCGAGCGGAAATCGGGATCGACGGTGCCATTCATCGCCCCGCGCATCGAGATGATGTAACGGTCGCGCTCGGCCATGGTCATGGTGCGCAGCCAGACCGTCGCCCCGTTCCATCCCGGCACATCGACGACGGCCTTTAGCGTCACATCTTTGACGCCGAGGATGTCTTCGCGGGTCCAGGCGACCATTTATGCCGCCGCCTGCTGCTCGGGACCGGCGCCCGCCGCAGCGGCTGCGAGCAGCGTGCCCCAGGTGTAGGTGACCGGCCCGGTGATCTCGAGCGTGATCGCGAGCTCGACCTTGCTATCGGCCTTGCCGCTGATCTTGAATTCGAGACAGTAGGCCGTGAACACCGCGGTCGTGCCGTCGGTGAAGGTGACGCGCAGGGTCATGATCGCCTGCGCCGTGCGCTGCGCGGAGAGATACTGCTGCCCGGGATCCTTGCCATGGAAATTGCAGGTCATGGTGAAGGTGCCCTCGTCGGGCAGCCCCGGCAGTTTTTCCTTGGCGACAGAGGCGAGGTTCGTGATGTCGATGATCGCCGCCTTGCCGCCCGGCCCGTCGAAGCTGATGACCTCGCCGAGCGGCAGATAGGTGCTCGGCGGCGTCTGCAGGTACTCGACCTTGGTGCCCTGCGTGCGGATAGCATTGCTGGCCATCTGGCCCTCCCTTTATGGCTGTCCGTCGTCTTCGGCGTACCAGAATCGAAAATCGATGCTGCTGCGCCGCGTCCTATCCATGGATTCGAACATGTCGCGCTCGCTCTCCATGGTCGTCTCTTGTACCTGCAGCACGCCCATCTGCCCGCGGAAGGCGTTTAGGCATTGCCGTACGGCCATGCCGATCAGATGCGCCGAGGCATAGCTGCCGTTGTACTCCGGGGCATCCGACCAGCTATCGATCTGGATCAGCGGCCCGCAGAGCTTCGAATAGCCGTCCACCGAATAGACCCGATCGGTCGAGACGCGCTGGAAGGTGATGAAGGGCGCCGGCGTGTTCTGCGGCGCTGGCGAGGGAAAGATGTTGTTGCCGACGAGGCTTTGAAGCTGCGCGTCGGCGAGCATGAACTGGCGCAGGTTATATTCAAAATCCTGCGTCTGCAGCACGGCCAGGACGGCGGCGGCGCGCTCGCTCGGCATCACTTGGACTCCTCGACGGCCTTGTCGAGATCGGCGGCCAGTACCTTGACCGATTCATCGATCGCGGCCTCGCCCTTGGAATCCAGCGCCGGACGCATAAACGGGTGCGCCGCGGCCCGCTTGGTCCCGAATTCGACGAGCCGGCCATACCAGCCGGCCTTGGACGGGCCGATTTCGAATTGCACATAGCTCGCGTTCGCCGGCACCCGGCGGATATGGATGCTGCGCTTGAGGTTGCCGGGATAGCGCTTGGTGCGCTTGCCCTTGGTCACCCGCTTGCCCTCTTCCTCGCCGGCCTGCGGCTGGCGGACCGGAGCGCGATCGGCGATCTCACGCTGCAGCACCGCAGCGCCGCGGGCGATCGCGTCCACCGCATATCTTTCCTGCAGGATTTTCGGAAAGCGCGAGAGCGCTCGCTGCAGCTCGGCGAGACCCTTGACCTCGACCTTGATGAACTCGGCCATCAGCGCTGCCGCACCCGGCACAAGAGCCGGATGCCCTCCCGATAGCCGACGCCGCTCTGCGATTGGATGTCGTAGATCTCGCCCTGGTAGAAGATGATCCAGTCGGCCTCGAGCACCGTGCCATAGGGAATGATGATGGTCGCGTCGATCGCGGCCTCGGCCTGGCGGCTGGCGGTGTATTCCATCTTGGTGACGCCGCGGATGTCGGCCCAGATGTTCGTGACGAACTGATAGGTCGTCGGCGGCTGGCCATAGCCGTCGGGCGAGCCGGTCGGCTTGCGCAGCTCGACGTAGCAGGAGCGCTGACCCGGACCCACCATCGCCCTCATGCGAACACCGGAGTCCGGTAGTTATCGAGCAGCGCCAGCGCGCCGATGTCGGGCAGGGTCGCGAGCGAATAGCCCATGGCCGACTCCCGGTTCATGAACCAGGTGCCGATCATCAGCAGCATGGCGTGCTTGATGTCCTCGGGAATCATCGACGGGTCGCCATAGCCGGCGGTGAACTCGACGACGACGCTGTCGGGATAGCGCAGACTCGCCGGGAAGACTGGCTTGCCGTAGACCAGGCCGCCGAGAAAGTCGTCGGGCAGCACGCCATAGCTCGCCGGATCGACGAGCGTGCCATCGACCGTGATGCTCTGGACCGAGACCAGCGGCGCCTTGGGCAGCACGAAGACCTGGCGCCCCTGCAGCGCGTAGTAGCCGCCCGGCATGGTCAGCGGGTCATAGGCGAAGCTGCCGCCGCGGATTCCAGCGGTGAACAGGCGCCATTGCTGCGGCGTCAGCGCCATATCGACATAGTGCTCGACCTTCTGGGTCGCGGCCCGCACCAGGCTCTCGACATAGTTCTGTTGCACCGATGCCTCGGCGCTCGCCGGATCGCCCAGGCGCAGATGGTCGCAGACATCGGCGAAGGGAATCGGCAGCGCCGTCAGGTCGCGCTGCACGGCCTGCAGCCGATAGCCCTGATCGACAGCCCACATGAAGCGCAGGCTCTGCGCGCTCCAGGCATTCCAATAGGCGGATTCGATTCCGGTCGTCATGACACCGTTCCCACCGGATGAAAGCCGGGCAGCAGGCCGAGGAATCCCAGCAGCACCAGCAGCAGGATGATGATCGTGATGACATAGGCGATCTGCTTGAAGGGCGGCGCGATGGGCAGAAGCTGAACGGCATAGATGATCAGCCCGAAGATGACGACGATGATCAGCAGGGTGACGAGCAATTGAATCATGGCACCATCGGCCCCTTGGCCTTCTGGGCGACGAGCAGCCAGTCGGGACCGGGCGGCTTCGAGCCGACGTCATTGCGCACCGCGCGCCAGCTCGAGCCACCGAGCGCGACCTCATCGCCCTGCTGATAGATCGTCGTCGCTTCCCAGCGCCCGCGGTGGATCGGCAGCGGTAACCTGACTTCGAGGTTGATGCGCTCGCCCGAGGCCATGCTGTTGGTTATGGTCAAAAGCCGCGGATCGGCTTCATCGACGAACCCGGAAATATCCCAGAGGCCATTGGCCAGGAGGCGCCACATGCCGCTATCGCCGGGTTCGTCGCCGGTATTATCGAGCGCCTGCCAGCAGCCGCCGCGGTGGGTGACGATGGCGCCGGCGAGATAGGCGATCCCTTTGACGAAACTATGGGCGTGGTTGATGCGCACCGGATCGTGGCTCTCGCGGAGCTTCCTGTCGATGCGCTGCTCGAAGTCGCGCTGCTCCTCGCGGATGCGCAGGAACATCGGTTCGACGGCGTCGAGGACGAGCTTGGCGACCTCGGTGGCGAAGGGACTGGGCGAGCTCACGCCGCCCACCGTTGCAGCCGGCGCTCGACCTCGAGCTCGAGCGCCCTCTTCATCTCGGCCGGCATGTCCGGCGGCATCTTATCCGCGCCACCGGCACCGGGCGGCGCGCCATCGCCGCCGGGCACCCCGCCGCTGCCGACCGCGCTCGTCGCCATCTGCTTGAGCATCGACAGCGGCACCATCTGCTGCTGCATGAAGGCTTCGTCGCCGCCCTCGACCGGATTGAACTGAAAGGCGGCCTCGCGAGCTTCGTTCGGCGTCGCGATGCCGCCCTGCACGGCCTTGGCCCAGCTCGCGACCTTGACGTCGAAATCGGTGCGAAAGAGCTGGTTGACGTCGAAGGATAGATACTGGCTCTGGCGGTCGAGCTCGAAGAAGCTGTTGATGCGGGCCTCGAGCGCGGCGAAATGGCTGCCGAGGCAGGAGCCGTGATAGATCTGCATCATGCTCTCGGCCGATTTGGCCATCATCCGCGTCATGTCGCCGATCAGGAACGCCGGGATCTGAAAGACCCGGGCGATGTCCTCGATCGTCCAGCGGAGCTGCTCGATGAGCTGCGCATCGACCGCGGTCATCGTCATCTGCTTGTATTCGAGGCCGAACTCGAGGATCGGCGTCTTGCCCGATTGACCCGGGCCGCCATAGCTGTCCTGCCAGCGTTTCTTGAGCTCCTCGACCCTTTGCCGATCGACCTTGCCGGCGGTCGTCAGATAGCCGCTCGGGCGCGCCATGTTGGCGAAGAAGCTCGAGGTATGGCCTTGGATGCCCTGGCCCGAGGCGATCGTCGCCGCCGCGGCGATCAGCGGCGAGACGCCGATCAGCGGATGCGTCAGCGTCGCCATGCGGTGGTGCATGACATATTTCGCCGGCACCATCTCCTCGACGCGGATGTCGATCAGGGGATCGCTGGCGACGCGATAGAAGACCTCGCCCTCGAACACGTAGGGCGTGCAGCGGTCGGGCGAGAGGCAATACATCTCGCTGACCTGGTTGCGGTTGTTCAGCCGGCAGAAGACATAGGCGTTACCGCGGTAGAGCTGGCTGGTGACGATCGCCTTCATCAGATCGACGCCGGTCTGCCACGGATTCGGCTGGCGCCAGACGTCGAGCTCGGCCGAGCTCATGAGCTGGCGGCGCGTGCCGTCGGGATTCACCTTCCAGTGCTGCAGCGGGATCTTGGCGACGTCGCTCGAGATCCGGTCGATCGCCGCGAACACGCCGCTATAGGTGATTTCGTTCGCCCGATAGGGCGTCAGCCCGGTCTGGAAATAGGTCGATGGCCAGTTGACCCGATAGCCCGCCATCTGGCGCCGGACGAAGCGCGGCAGGATGGCGCCAATCGACGAGCCGATGCGGGCGAGCGCGCCCATCTCAGCGCCGCTTGTAGCCGCGCCCGGCCGGCTCGGGCGCCATGTCGGCGGTGTGCTTCACGGCGTCATCGAGCACCTTGATATAGCGGCGTTGCGCCAGCGCCTCGAGCTGCTCGCGCTCCTCGGCGCTGAGCTCGTCGCCGGCCTCGATGATTTCGTCTTGTCCATACAACCGGCCGCGGAACTGGACCGGCATCGATACCGAAGCTCGCATTGCGTTTGCCTATGGGAAAGGCCGGGGCCTCGGCCAGTGAGGGGGTACGGGATCGACAAGTTAGGGTGAAGATTGAGGCCCCGGCGAAGTTCATGAGAGGAGGAACCCTTCAGACGATCGACGTCGCCCAGGAGACGGCCTCGGGATGGCGGACGCTCCAGGTGTGAGACATCCGAATTCGCGAAATGACCATGTCCTGTTGGAAAGCCGAGAGATAAGGCGCGGCCGGCGGCGTCGCGGGTGCCGTGTCGGCCTGAATCGTCGCTTCCTCGCTGGCATCGAGGACCGGCGCCATGTCGTCGGCCCAGATGATCTGCGAGCAGTCGATCAGCGCATAGGGCGCCGATTGATCGACGGCGCTGATGGCGACCGTCGTCGAGGCGACGATCGGCCAGCCGAACAGCGTCCCGCGGTCGATCTCATCCTTGAAGGCATAGACCTCGACCGTGGCCGCGCGCAGCAGCCGCAGGTATTCCACCGTCCTGGGATTCATGATCCAGGCCGGCGATGTCATCGGCACGTTGGCCAGCCGAAGCTGGGTGATGATCGCCCGGAAGGCGTCGGAGACCTGGGCGACCGTTGCCGCGGCCAGGATGTTGCCGGCGGCGAGCTGGGCCTTATAGGTCAGGATCCCGGCCGGCGCCGGGGCGACGGCGGTGTTGACGAAGAACGATTGATCGATGGTGCGCGCCGTCCCTTGCGTCAGATCGTTGAGGACGAGGCGCTCGAAGCCGGGATCGGACCGGCGCAGCATTTCGTTCGTGTAGGGTGCCAGCACGGCGAGCTTCGAGGGCGTCAGAGCGATCTGGTCGAAGTTCAGGCGCTGGGTCGTGATCGAAACGCCTTCACCGATGTAGCTCCCGGTCACGCCGCCGATCTGGCGCGGAATGATGATCTTGCCGGCGCCGTTGAAATTGAGATTCAGCGTGTTCGGGAGCTTGTTGACGATCAGCAGCGGACGCAGCAGGTCGATGAATTGCTCGCCCATATGCGTGGTGATGATCAGCGCCGAGCCGCCGCCCGAGCCGATCGCCTCGCCGGTTGACATCGGCGGCACCGCGGCCTTCGTGTGCCATTCGTACTGGCGCATGATGTCGCCAAAGTCTTTGTTGCCGTAGCGGTAGATGGCGATCTGCTCGGCCAGCGCCATGTCGCCCTTGGCCAGCGCCTTGCAGAGGAACATGCGCACGAAGCCGGCGCCGACATATTCATCGATCACCGGATTGCCGACGCGCACGATCTTGCCGCGGCCGTCGCGCTCGATCGCGGACGGCTGGGCCGGCACCGTCGCCGGCAGTGCGGTCGTGGTCATGAGCGGCTGCGCCCGGGTCGCCAGGATGCGCAGGTCGCGCTCGGTCGCCTCGATCTGGGGATCGAGCTTGTCGAGGAGTGCCCGGCGCTCGGTCTGCTGGGTCTCCTCCTCGGCCGTGAGCTCGCGATTTTCGTCGAGCGCCTTGGTCAGCGCCGACTCATAGGCCGCGACGGCCTCGCCGCGCTGCGCCTGCAGCGTGCGGAGCCTTTCACTGAGTCTGGACATGTGGGGCGTCCTTCTGGGGTTCGACGCCGTTCGACCGGCGATATTTGAGACGGTGAATCTCGAGATCGGCCTTGTAGCGGCGGACCCGCGCGCTCGGGCCATCCACGGCCTGCGCAGGCTCGCTGAACAGCGCCCGCAGCATGAGCGGCGTGGCGCCGAGCGATCGGGCGAGCTGCACGGCATCCTGATTCGCCGGCACGCTGACGACCGAGAGCTCGATCAGTTTGTTCTGGCTGTAGTTGAAGCCTCCTTTCCAGCGTCCGCCGACCAGGCGCTCCTCGCTCTTGCCGGGCAGGAATCCGACCGAGACGGCATTGAGAAACTTGACGCCCAGGAGCGTGGTGACGAGATCGGCCATGGGATCGGCGCCCTTTGGCAGCATCTGGACGCGGGCGACCGACATCATCGGCGGCTTAGCGGGATCCATCGGCGTCGCCGGCGGCAGCGACTTGGTCATGTCCATCGGGACGGTCTTGAATTCGAGAACCTTGCCGATCGGCGTCCGCCCGGATTGATGGCTCCAGAGCAGCACCGGGTTCGCGCTGAAAGCCTCGAGATCCCAATCTTGGGCGATGGAATCGCCGAAGCGATCCTCGCGATCGGTCGAGGCGACGAAGCTGAAGCTGCGGTCTTCATCGACGTCGCTGAGCTGCGACAGCGGCGCGCCGATGTCCTTTTTCATCACGCCTTCGAGATCCAGAATCGGCTGCAGCTCGAATCCGCCGTCCATGATTTCGCCCCCGCAAAAGAAAACCGCCGGCCCGGTAAGGGGTCGGCGGTTCACGTTGCAGGATATTGCGGTTGCGGCGTCGCCGCCGTCAAGCCCTTGTGTTACTTGCCGAGGGGAACGAGCCGGATGGTCGCCATGGCGCCGTCCAGGTATTTCTGCGCCCAGGCAGCCGAGGGATCGGGCGCCTCGATCAGGGTGCGGTCCGGCGAGCTCGACATGCGCTCGACCGGCGCCGGATGCTGCAGGGCGCGGAGGATCGGCATCACGGCGATCGCGGCGCCGAGCAGCGCCAGGATGACGAGCACCAAGGCGATGCCGGGCCGCTTGCCATAGGTCGCCTTGCGCGCGGCTTCCTCGAGCTCCGCAGCCGCGATCTGCTCGGCCTTGGTCGCCGCCGCCATCATCTCCTTCATCGCGGCGAGCGGATCGCCGGCGCTGCGCGGGCGCTTGACGCCGACGGCCAGCAGGAAGAGCAGCGCCAGGATCGGCGAGATCAGGAACGAGAGCAGCGACCAGGCGACCGCGGAACGGCCGCGGCTGGCGGCGCAAATGCCGACCAGCACGGCCGCGACAAACCAAAGCAGGAAGATATGCATCAGGAGCGCCCGAAATAGTTCTTGCGGGTCATTCCTTCGGCTCCTTCCCGTCGATGACGTCGGCGCGTTTCAGCAGCTCGCGGCCGAGGGTGCGGAGCCGGCTGGCTTGGCCGCGGAATTCGTCCTCGATGAGCTTGCCGATATTCTTGGCCGTGTCGTTCTTCGCAAACATGCTGCCATCGCCGCGCTGCCTGATCTGATGCAGCTCGGTTTCCAGCTCGGCGATTTTCGCCTTTAGCTGCGCGACCGGCGAGGACACCGGCGCCTTATCGCCGCCGGCCGGAATCTTGTGGCTCGCCTGCCAGCGTTTGAGGACGGTCCGCGGGTTGTTCCATTCGAGACGCTGGTTTTCGGCTAGGGTTTTACGCCACGCCTCGATGGCGAGCAGGTTCGAAATGCATTCGAGCAACGCGGCGCGCAGAACCTGATCCATATCCTCGAAGCCGTTGCGTTTCAGCCAGAGGCCGAAGGCTTCGCTATAGGCGCGGCCCTTGGGCAGATTGCTATGGGCGATGCGCATGGCGTAGCTGCGGCCGACGTCGATGGCTTGGCCGATATGGACCCAGCCGGCCCAGTCGGCGCCGGCCTTCTTGGTCCGCCAGTTTTCCTTGCCGAGGTCGATGATGCGCTGCTCGCTTGGATTCGGCTCCGGGCCGGTTGGCTCCGGGGGTTTGGTCGGGTCGCTCGTCATTGGTCGGTCTCCATGAGTTGACTTACACTGATGCAAGTCATAGCGAGATTTGGCGGTAAGGTCAAGAGGTGGCGGCCTGGTAATATTCCATCATCCGGCCCATTTTCGGGCCAAGGGAGAACGAATCCATGCCCAAAAAGCCGATCATCGGGCGGCGCTCGACGCTCAGCAGCGCCGTGCTGTTGGCCTGGCGCGAGCGGCTGGGCTATTCGCAGCGCGATGCCTGCAAGGTTCTCGGCTGCTCGCGGGCCGCCTGGTCTGATTGGGAGAGCGGCGCCCATAAGATCCCGCGCTATATCGGCCTGGCGTGCGCGGCGATCGCGCTCGGCCTGTCGGCCTATGGCGACGAGCGCACCGAGTACGGAGGGAAGCCTCTGGACGACTCGTAAGTCACTGGCCTAAAAATGAGCCACGACGAAACAAACAACCAGCGATTAGGAAGGATCACCATGACGAAGCAGATCAAGCGGGTCGCGAAGAGTCGCGACCGCGAACCCAAGGCGAGCGCACCGGTCGCCTATGGGGCGAAGAAATTGATTGTCGTCGCCCTGCTCTCGCGCGAGCGCGGCGCCAGCATTGAGGAACTACTGCAGGCGACCGGCTGGAGGAAACGGCCAAGCGTGCATGGCCTCTTTGCCCTGCTGCGCAAGGAAGGGCACCAGGTCACCCGGGTCTGGGTTGACGATGGCTCCCGCTATCTGATCGTGAAGTGATGGTCATGTTCATGAAAAACGGCCGCCGCATGGGGATCGCGGCGGCCGAAGTCATTGCGATTTAGAAGGAGCATCCGCAGCGGCGCGGAGCGCGCCATACGGACAAGGCGCGCCGCAGCGAGGAGCTACCGGCGCGCCAGACCCAAACAATAGGCGGCCAGCCGATCCCGTTCAAGCCGTCTGGTCGCCCGGGAACCATTGCGCTACTATTTCGGAAAAAGTCGTGCGATCAGGAGGAGCTGATTTGGTCATCTATTCGTCGCTGGGCGCCCGGATCCGCGGCGCCCGCATCATGCGCGACCTGACCGGCGAGCAGCTCGCCCGCCTGGTCGGCTGTCACAAATCAACCATCACTATGCTCGAGGCCGGCACGAACCGGCGCACCAGGTATATCGGCGCCATGGCGCGAGCGCTCGGCGTCACATCCGAATGGCTCGAGCTCGGCATCGGCGATCCGCCCTGGCGGCGCGGTGGCGTGCGGACCGAGAGCGCACAAGAGGAAGTTCGGCGCATCCTGCGCCAGGACCGGAAAGGGCTCGAGAAATGACGCGGATGATGACGGTCTATCGCTACACCATCGAAGGCTCGGCCGGCGACGATCAGACCTGGTCGACCAGCGGTCGGGTCATGGGCCTGCCGGGCGAATTCCCCGAGCTCCTGCAGGAGGCGATCAGGGATTCGTTCGTCACCCTGACCCGCGGCAAGGCGGTCTATGGCCGCCCCGGCATCGGCTGCAGCGGGCCTTACCAGGTGACGAGCTTCAAGGTGGAGATCGTCTCGTGAGCCGGCGGCGGGCACGCGAGGCCGTCAAGCTGATCGACGAGTGTTATGCCGCGCTCGTGCCGCTGCTCTCGGGCCGCGGTCCCGACATGCAAGGCGCGGTGATGCTCGATCTGACGGCGCGCTGGCTCGCCGGCTTTCACGACACCGAGAGCGCCGCCGGCTCGGACGAGCTGCGCAAGCGCCATCTGGCGCAATTCGCCGACGCGGTGCTGAAGATGGCCAAGGTCTACGCCGAGCAGCACAACGTCGGCCAGACCATGCATTAGGAGGAGGAAAATATGCAGGGATTATGCAGCGATAGCATTCGCATGGAAATCACGCCGAGCGCGCACAAGGCCGGCGGCTGGTGGTGCTACATCATCCAGGAGATCGGCGGCGATCGGCGCACCATCGGTAAGGCGTTTCAAATCAAGGACGAGGCGTGGCAATGGGGCCAGGCTTTTGTCGAAAGGATCCGGCGATGCTGATCTTCTGGATCGCGATCGCGACCGTCGCCGGCATCGGCCTGATCTCGGTCCTCGGCGTCGCCATCCTCTGCCTGAGCTACATGAACGCCGAGGAGTGGAAGCTCGAGCAGCTCGAGCGCCGGCATGGTCTCAGGGAGGATTGAGCTTGAAAGACGAGACGAGAACGTTGCGCGACATCGTGCGCGATTGTGTCCGGCGCGAGCTGCGCGACAGCCCCGACACCGAGGACATCAACTATTTCGCCGATCGGGTCTCCGATGCCGTCATGCACCGGATCGCGGCGGCGCGGATCAAGGTGACGAGCGGTTGAAAGGAGCGAAAAGATGGGGATTCGATATCGCGGCACCGGCCTGATCGGCTGGATCGAGTGGCTCCATTTCCGGTTGCTCGCGCGGACCTACCGCATATTGCACTGGCAGGAATGGAAGGCGGTCACCGAGGAGCAGCGGCGGGAATTCGGCGTGCCCGATCCCGAGGAGCAGCAGCGCCATTGCGACGGCAAGGTGAAACGATGATTCACCGCGCGATCGACGCCCTCGCCGGCCATGCCATGCGGGTCGCCCAGATTTACGAAGACGAGGACCGGATCCCGCACCAGCTCGCGCCGCGCCGGCTCTATGTCGTCGCCGTCATGGTGCTGATCCTCGGCCTGATGGTGCTCGACGGCGTGGCCTGGACGCTGCGCCGGCGATGAGCTGGTGGCTGATCGTCACCGTCGTCACAGTCGTCTCGCTGGGCGCGGTCGGGCTGATCGTCCTCTATGTCGTCGGCCTGCTCGCCGACATGCAGGATCATGACGACATCAGTGGCCGGCCGGACGGCAAACGATGATCGAGCCGACCGCGGACGACATCGGTCGCTGGGTCGTCTACACCGGGAATCGCTTCCCGGGCGGCGAGCTCGAATATGGGATCATCACCGCGTTCAACCGGATCGCGGTGATGGTGCGCTATGGCGCCGATCGCCATTCCAAGGCGACGGATCGGCGCGATCTCGAGTGGCTTGAACAACTCTGAATGGAGGAACCGACAATGTTTGCGAAGAAGGAAACGAAGCAGGTCTTAGATCTCCGCGTTCATGTCATACAACGTGATATCAACGAAAGCGATTGTCGCGACGCCCGGCGCTGCATGATCCGCACCGCGGTCGAACGAGCGCTGCGCGAGATCGACACCAGCGTCAGCCATCATCACACCCGGGTCGATGCCGGGCATATCAAAGCGAACATCGCGGGCTATGGCAGCAAGGCCGACATGCCGAAGAAGGGCAAGGATATGCTGGTGCTGTTCGACCGCGAGGACAAGGCGCGCAAGGCCGCCAAGAAGGCGGGCATCAAATTCGATTCCGCGGTCAAGCCGTTCTCGATGACGCTGCGTTTCGAGCGCGGCGCCAAGGTTCAGAAGTTCACCCGCGAACGCAAGGATCAGATCAATGCGGCGCGGGATCGGCGCAAGGCCGCCGGGACGCCCGATAGGCGCTACACCTTGCGCCAGCGCATCATCGGTTTCGCCTGATGACGACCGGCGATTTCGCCGCTGCGCTGATCTGCTTCGCCGTCCTGGCGGCGACCGCCTATCTGCAGGCGTTCGGATCCTGATCCATGGATAGCATCATCGGGCGCCTGCTGCTGATCGCGGTGCTGATCTTCATCATCTCGATCCTGATCGGCAATTGGCATAGCGATTTCGGCTGCTGCCGATGACCAAGATCGAGAGGGTCGCCAATGCCCTAAAGGGGCGGGGCGAGCGCGGGGCGACGATCCCCGAGCTGATCGTCTTGTGCGACATGCACTATCGCCACATTCGCAACTGCCTCGAGACGCTCCAAGAGCGCAAGGTCGCTCGGCGCACCGGCGCCGGCTGGAGCGATCCCCACCGTTATTTTTGGATCGGCGGATGACGTTCGGCGCGCCCTATCACATGCCGCCGCCCTATGTCGTGTTGCGCCGTTGGGGGCGAGCTGCGGTGAACGAGCCGGGCGATTATGAGTGGTTCATGGGCCATCGGCCGCGCTGGCTGCTCGCCTGGCTGCCGCCGGTCGCGGTCTGGGAGATCATGCATCTAGCGCACCATGACGGTCTCTATCGCTTCCGCGATCGCGATGAGGCGCTGGCCTATATTGTTCGGCACCGGGATATGTCTCGCGGCGACACAGTGATCGAATTCGTCACGGTAGAGTTGACCCGGCCCGCCACCGGGGCAGGACTTTGACCCGGCCAAATGAACAATTGCCGTCCGACAGCGGCGGCGGGCCGCTGACGATCCTCCCGCGAGCGCCGGTGACCGGGAGGTAGGAGAGGCCGAGCCGGCGGGTGCTGGACAGCATCCTCGCCAGCTCGGTCCTCTCCGCAATTTTCTTATTTACTGCAGCGCGAAAATCGCACCGCAGCACAAAGGGTCTGGCATGGCCAAGCGGATTACCTGGATCGAGCGCCTCGGCCCGGATTGCGCTCTCGGCACTGATGGGGTCCAGTGGATCGTCTATAGGCGCAGCACCGCTAAGTCTCTCCCTGAGTGGCAAGGCGACTATTGGGCCGCCGCCGGCTTCATCCAGTCGAGCCGGCGGGCGCTGAAAGACTGCATCGAGGCCAAGAGACTAGAGCTTTCCGAGAGCGGCAAGGCGGCGATCGACCGGCAGGATTCGAAAATCTATCGCTGGCGCCGGGCCGACGGGAAATAAAGTTACCCAAAAATACGCGTGGGAAGGCCCATAGGGCGCGATTCTAGAGGGGGTCGTCGCTTTGGGTATCCCGACACCGGCCGATAGCTACTTTCGGCTGGGCGGCTGCCGGGCGGGCACGCGGCTAGGGTTTCGCTCCGAGAGAGAGGAGGCCGAAGCCCGATGCACGATCCCCTGGCGGCGCTGCAGGTCGAGAACCGGCGGCTACGGGATATGATCCAGACCCTGATTCTGACGGTGCTGGATCTGAACCGGCAGATCGGCAAGCTGCAGCGAACCGCAGCCGCCGCTGAGCTGTTGCTGCTCGGAATTCCCGAATCGCCTGGCGCTCTGCCTCCTCCTTCGCCTCCTTCGCAATCAGCGCCGCGGCCCCGGCCGAGCCAAACAGCGGCTTGTCATGCCAGGGATCCTCAAGCAGCAGCCCCGGATCCAGGCTGATGGCGCCGCGGGTCTCGATCTCATGCAGGAAGGGGGCGAGGACGTCGGCGAGATCCTCGACGATGAGCGGCGGCGGCCGTTCCCAGAGCGGCACGGCATCGCGATAGCGCCGGATTCTAGGATCCGAAGAAGTCGCCCGCGTCGTCATAGGTCGTGATCGTGACCGCGGCATCCGGGCCGCGATAGATGCGGACGAAATCGGCGAAGCTGACGCCGCGCGGACAGCGAGCGCGGATGAAATGCTCTTCTCCATTCGCCTTCGCCCCGGTGAGCCAGCGCGGCGTGCAATCGGGACAGATCGCCTTGCTCTCGAAGATCATGCCGCCGCTTTCGCGCCGCTCGGTCCAGAGCGCACCGCAGCTATCGCACTCGACGCTGTTGCCAATCGGATAGGTCTCGGTCGTAACCATGTTTGCCTCGCCTCATGGGATCTCACGCATTGAACAGCGCCACGATCGCCAGCGCCAGGGCGGCGGCCTGCAGATAGCGCCAATTGCGCCGATACCACCACCAGTACCGATCGAGCGTCACCAGCACCGCGACATAGGCGCCAATCGCCTGCAACAGGAAGCGACCCAGGTGCAGCCCGAACTGCAGAACCGGATCATTGGGCGCCAGCTCAGGCGTCCTCGGTCCAGACCCGGATGTCGCCGAAATCGAACCAGCAATCTTTGGGCGCCGCGTTCGCCGCGCCGCCGCCGAAAAAGCAGGTCAGGTCGTAGAACACATCGGCGACGCCCGCCTGGGCGTTGAAATTGTCCGTCCGCGCCGTGAAATCGAACTTCGGGTCGGCGTCTTTCCAGTATTCGATCCGCACCTTGCCCTTGTCCGAGGCCGGCGCCCCGGTCATGCGCATGTGGATCTCGTACCAATGGCCGTATTGGATCGGCCTGAAGCCGTTGTAAACCGGCTGAACCCATTGCTTGCCGCTGTTGGGCGCGTCGCGCTGATCCTGCAGGCCGACGACGATATCCTGGTGCCCGAGCGAGCTGGCGCCGGCCGGCCAGATGGCGAAGTTGCGCAGGCCGCCGCCGGGGCTGGTCGTTATGGGCCCCCAGTTGATCGCGCCGCCCCATTTTCCGCCGCCCTCGGTCCAGAGGTTGACGCCCGGATCCTTGACCCGCCAGCGGAAGGAGACGTTGACGATCTTCGCCTTGCCGAGCCAGACCTGGCAGCTCCGGTGCCCCATCCCGAAAGAGTCACGCGGCATGAAGGCCGAGAGGTAATTGCCGCCCGTCGGCCCGCCGCTGCGGATCCAGAAATCATGCCTGGTCGCATCGCTGTTTTGCTCGAGGCAGACGACCTTAGGCGATCCCTGGTCGATCGCCTGCTTCCAAAGCTTTTTCCAGTCCTCGGCGGTCAGCAGGTTGGTGTTCGCGGCGAAGGCGTTGAAGTCGGCGCGGAAGTCGAACAGGCCCGCGGCCGGCGGCTGCTCGGGCGGCGGTTCGGTCTCGGGCGGCTGCTCGATCGGCGGCTGCTCGGGTTGGTTCGCCGCCGTCGCCTTGAGATCGCCGGTGAGCTGGTACTGCGTGCCGTCGGGAAGCGTGAGGATGAGACCGGTCATCAGGAATCTCCTGCGCGAAAGAGAAAACGCTGGAGGACGATCACCCGGCGAGGGAATGAGCCGCCCTCCAGCGCGCCCGCCTAGCCTCAGGCGGCCGGCGGTGCCCCCGACGGCGTCGGCACCGCGGTCTCCTCCGTCGGGACCGCGACGATGAACCAGCCCGTGGCCGCCGTCCAAACGCTCTTGACCTCGAAGGCCTTGCCCTCGCCCTCGCCGCCCTCGGGAGGTGGAATGACGATGGGATGCTCAGGACTCCCCGGCTGCCCTGGCGGCATCGGAATCACGATCGGATGGGTCGGCACGCCGGGGCTCGGCCAGATCGTCGGCGGCTGCCCGCCGCCACCGGGAGGCGCCGGAAAACCGGGATAGCCGCCGACCGGCGGGATGCCGCCCGGCGGGCTTGGCCAAATGACCGGTGGCGAGCCGCCGCCGCCCGGAGGCGCCGGGAAGCCCGGATAGCCGCCGACCGGTGGAATCCCACCCGGCGGGCTCGGCCAAATCACCGGCGGACTGCCGCCACCTGCCGGCGGCAGATGGATCGGCGGCTGCGGCCATGGACCCGGCGGGCCGGAAACCACGGGCGGATAATAAATCGGCGGCGTGACCACGCCGGCCGGCGGCCAGATGCCCGGCGGCGAGCCGCCACCAGCGGGCGGCAGGATCGGACCGCCGCCGATCTCGGGCAGGTATGCTTTGCCGACGATGACGACATCGAGCATAGGCATGGCAGTCTCCCTTGCGGTTCTGAGATTTCAGTCGGGACGCGGAGGATTGTCGCCCCTGATTCGTGACACCATTGGCGCCGGCCTGCAAGCGGACCAGATCACTTTGCCGGAAAAAGCTCTTCCCTGCTCTGCCCTTCCCGAGCGAACGAACAGAACTCAGGGACATGGCAGCGCGAACACATAAACCCCCCCAGAACATAACTCCCTTTAGGGGGTTATGTTCGGGGGGTTTTGTTCGCTGGTGCCCCTGAAGGTGGTTTTGTTCGTGTTCGGGGTTTTGTCGGGGTTTTGTTCGGGGGTTTTGTTCGCTCATTTTTCAATGACCCAGAGCCAGTCATCGAGCGCGCCAATCGTCCCTTCCTCCTGGGCGCGCACCAGCCAGCGGGAGAGCGCCATGCGCTTGGCATCCTGGGTTTCGCCGGGCATCGCTTCGCGATAGAAGCGCTCGCGCAGCACGCCGACCTGGACCGCGCGTTGCCGGTGACCGAGGCTGTCGATGAAATCGGCGCCTTCGCTGGCGACGAGGAGCTTCAGCAGGCTTAGCGCCTTGGCGGTGCGCTCGGCCTTGCGCGGCCGGCCGCCGCGCGCCGGCACAGGCTCGACCGTCGGATCGTCGATCACCCGGCAGCTCGTGACCTCGATGCCGTCGCTGTCGAGGATCGCGCCGACGACCTCGAGCTGGAAACCTCGAGGGACGCTCTCGGCGTCGTCCTTCGCCTCCTCGATCCGCCATTGGTGCGCGCCGGTCTCGAGCTTTTCGACCAAGATCAGGGTATCGGCCGCGCCCATCAGCGCCACCGATCCGGCCGGCGTGCCGTTGCCCTTGGTCGCGTGATGGATGAGGACGACGGCGATGCCGAGATCGGCGATCCGCTGTGCCGCCTGCACATACGCCATCATATGGCTGGAATCGTTGACGTTGCCGGATCCGAACGAGCGAAAGACCGTGTCGATGATGACCATGACCGGCAGCCGAGCGCGGGTCCGCTGAATCTCCTCGACCCCGGCCAGGATGAGCTCGGGCGCCGGCCCCCACATATGGCCGCGCTCGTCGATCGGCGCGATCAGATGCGGCCGGCCCGGCATCAGCACGAAGTCGTCGCAGGGGGCGAAGCGCGCCGCCTGGAGTCGTTTCCAGAATCCGCCATGGCCCTCGCAGGCGATATAGAGCACCGGGCCAGGCTGGCGGATAACATGGCCCATCCAGTCGAGGCCGGCGAGGGCGACGCAGGTTCCGAGATCGGTGGCGAGGAAGCTCTTGCCCGATTTCGGCTTGCCGTAGATCAGCGTGATCGAGCCTTTGTGCGCGATGCCCCGAACGATGATGTCGGATGCCGAGGGCGCCGCCATGGCCGCCGCGCCATAGAGCAGGCCGAGCGCCGAGGGGTCGGGCGGGCGGCCGATCCAGAGCGCCTCGAGATCCGCCGCGGTGCCGCCGCGGGCGATCCAGTCGGAGACATCCTCTTTCGGACCCAAGCCCGGCAGCTCGACGGTGATGACCTCGGCGGCGATGCCGGCGAGCGCGAGGGCGACCTGGCGGACATGCTTGCGGCCTGGCTCGTCATTGTCCGGCAGCAGGATGCAGCGCCGGCCGCGGAGCGCCTCGGCATAGCTCGGATCGGTCCATTTCTCAGCGCCCATCGGATTGCAGGTCGCGACCAGGCCGAGCTTGCGCAGGTTTTCGACGTCCTTCTCGCCCTCGCAGAGATAGACCGGATCCGAGCGCTCGCTGGCGATGAGCTCGGGCAGCCGGTAGATGACCCGGCGCACGCCCTTCAGATCCCAAACATAACCGCCGCGGCCATCGGGCCGGCGCTGGCGAAATTTGTGGTTCGCCCGGCGCACGACTTCGAACAGCAGCGCGCCTTTTTCGTCGCGATAGGGATAGATGATCTGCGCCGGCGCCGGCTCGGGATCGTCGCCATTGGGCAAGGGCACGCCCGCCATGCGATAGAGCTCGACCCAGCCGCCTCCGAGGCCGGTCTCGTTATCGAACCAGACGAGCGCGTCGAGATCGAGCGAGCGGGCCTCCTTCTTGCCGAAGCGGATCTCCCGGCCGCCTTTGTATTTCGCCGTCGGCTGACCCCATTGTCGGATGGCGACGGCCAGGATCTCGTCGCGCGTCGGCGTCGTCATGGCAGCTCTCCCCATCCGCAGGCGTGAGCGACGCAGGCCCAGATCTCGTCGGCGCAGGCGTCCTGATCGCGGCTGATCTCCCGGCCGGTGAAGCGCAGCACGCGATAGCCCTGCGCGGCGAGGCGCCGGTCGCGGATACGATCGTTCTCGACCTGGAACTTGGTCCGGTTGTGGTAGTCATGGCCGTCGCATTCGACGATGGTGCCGTCGAGCTTGCAGCGCGGGCCGCGGGCGGCGATCAGGAAGTCGGCCCGGTAATCGAGGATCGTGCGCTGCAGGAAGAGCTGGGCCAGACAATGGTCGGGCACCGGCGGCACGGGATGCACCCGGCCGGCGCCGGCGAGAAAGCGCGGATGCTGCACGAGCGCCCAGAACAGGCGTCGCTCGATCGGGCTCTCGCAGAGGCCTTCGGCGATTGCCGCAAAGGCGTCTAGCGCGTCCTGGCGCCCCTCACTGGCCACGACGGCGCCGTCATTCCGGCGGCGGCGGGCTGCTGGCGGCGTTCTCCGCTAGTCCGGCTTCATAACCCTTGAGGCCCTCGATCCGGGCCTTGCCGGTGAGGCCGGCGAGCTTGCGCCGGGATTCCCCGGCCTTGGCGATGTTGTAGCCGAGGACGTAGCTGGCTCGCGGATCGGCCTCGCCGTTGCGGCGCTGCCGGCGCCGGGCGACCGCCGGCGCTTCCGGCGCTGCCTCGGCGACGGTCTCGCCGGTCAAGAGATTCCAGCCGAGCTGCGTGCCGATCGGCAGCTCCATCAGCCGGGCCATCCGGCTTTGCCAGGCGATCATCCGCTCGAGATGCGTCGCCTCGAGCCGGGCGGCGCCGATGTACCAGCGGATGGCATCGGGATCGACGCCGACCCGGGCCGCCGCCTTCAGCGTGTCGCGGACCGCCTTGGTGCTCTGCCTGGCGATCTCCTTGTCGCGCTCGGCGGCGAGCATCTTGTCGCGGACCCGGTCGATATATTCGCGGATCGTCGCGTCGGAAACATTGCCGCCGACGGCGAGCGGTTGCTTGCGCGGACGGCCGAGGCGCGGTGTATCGCCGTCGCCTTCGATGATCTCGGAACGCGACTTTTTTGCCATGTGGCGTGTTCCCCGATTGGATTTTGCAGCGGGAGTCGGGCGCGACGGGAGCTTTTGAGCGTCCACTTTGCGCGATCACCATTGGCCCATACGAAGGCCGGCGGCGTCAATATCTCGAGTCGCTTTTCCCGAAAAAAGTCGGTAGCCTCGCCGCTGGATGACCGACGACCGCAGACCCAAGAAGCAGCGGCGCGGTCGATCTGCGATCAGAAGGAGGCCCGCCATGCAGCTCGCCGATCTGAAGCGGAAGCATCCGACCGCCCCCGAAAGATGATCAGGCTCATCCGACGATGGCGCGCAAACCGACGGTGGAGAAGGGCGAGCCTGGCCCAGCGCCTCCTGCTGCTGACCCTGTCCGCCGACTAGAGGCCGGCGTTTACCCGGGAATTCCGGCGGACGTCTATCACGCCGATCCGGCGCCCGAGCCATCGCTCAGCTCGTCGATCGCGGCGATCCTGCTGCAGCGCTCGCCAGCTCATGCCTGGCACGCCCATCCGCGGCTGAATCCCGATTTCGAGCTGACGAACGATCCGAAGTTCGATCTCGGCAAGGCGGCGCACGCCGTCCTGATTGAGAACCGCGAGCCGGTCGGCGTCGAATTCGAGGATTGGCGGACCAAGCTGGCCCGCGAGCGCCGCGCCGAGATCCTGGCCGCCGGCGGCCTGCCGCTGCTGCTGCCGCAATTTCATCAGGTGCAAGAGATGGTCGCCGCGGCCCGCCTGCAACTCGCCATGACCGAGGAAGCCGCCGACATCTTCGATGGCGAGGCCGAGGGTGAAACAACCATCGTCTGGTGCGAAAACTGCTGGTGCCGGATGCGGCCCGATTGGTTGCAGCGTTCGAGCCGCTATTTGATCGACTATAAAACCTGCAACGATGCGAGCTTTCCCGCCATCGCCGGCCATCTCTATGCCATCGGCGCCGACCTGCAGAGCGAATTCTACCGCCGCGGCGCCCGGGCAACTTTCGGCGAGGATTTCGAATATCGGTTCGTCTGCCAGGAAATCCGGCCGCCCTATGCGCTCTCGATCATTGGCCTGTCGCCGCAGGCCCAGGAGCTCGCTCAAGGCGAGGTTGCCCAGGCGCTCGAGATCTGGACCCGTTGCCTGGCCGAGAATCGCTGGCCCGCCTATCCGGCGCGAACGAGCTGGATCGATGCCCCGGGCTGGATCGCCAAGCAGATGGAGAACGCCGCCATCCAGCGCGATCTCGATGCCGCCGCCGGCGTCGATGCCTTCGAATTGGCAATTCAACTCTATCGACGATGAAACGCGATTCGCGCTCGCAATTGCCGGCGACCTATGATTCCGCGCGAGCCGAGCTCGCCGAAACCCGGCGCATCGATGATTGCAAGCTCTGGGCCGACAAGGCAAAGGGTCTGGCAGAGTATGCGCGCCTCGCCGGCGACCTCGATCTTTTGCACGAAGCAATGCGCGTCCAGGCTGTCGCGGTTCGCCGCGCCGGCGAGCTGCTGCGCGACATCGAGGCAAAACAAACGGGACGGCCACCAGAAAATAGGGCCGGCCCCGGCCCTATTTCTCGCAAGTCCGCCGCCGATGAGGCCGGCCTCTCCGGACGCCAGCGCAAGGCGGCCATCGCCATCGCCGGCATGGAAGCTCGCGAATTCGACCGGCTGATCGAAGCGGTGCCGCCGCCATCTGTCGATGCGCTGACCGCGCTGGTGCGTCTGCCAGAGGACGAGCAGGCACCGATCCGCACAGCGATCAAGAGCGGCAAGGCGAAGCAGGCAAAGCAGGACATCAAGAGGGGTCGGCGCAGGAAGCGAGAGAAAGACCTCGGCGAAAAGACGCGCGCTGCCGCAGCCAAGCTCGGAACGAAAACCTATAACGTGATTGTCATCGATCCGCCCTGGCAGTTCGAAAGCTATAGCGTCGAAACTGGGATGGATCGAGCCGCGGATAATCATTATCCGACGATGACGATGGCAGAGCTTGCGGCATTGAAATTGCCCGCGGACAAGAATTGCGTCCTGTTCCATTGGACAACCGCGCCGATGCTCGAGCAGGCGTTGAACCTGACGAGCATCTGGGGATTCAGCTATCGCACGCATTGCGTCTGGCTCAAGACAAAGAATGGCAAGCCGTGGATCGGCACTGGCTTCTGGCTGCGCAACCGGCACGAAATTTTGCTGATCGCGACCAGGGGCGATATCCCGGCGCCAGCGCCCGGTGACCAGTGGCTGTCGGTTATCGAGGCCGACATCGGCGCCCACAGCGAGAAGCCGCAGCACTTCATGGAGCTGATCGAGGAGATATATCCGACCGCCGTCCGGGTCGAGATGTTCGCCCGCAGGCCGCGACCCGGATGGGATGGCTGGGGCAATGAGGCATAGGCAATGAAAGTCCTCAACTATAGTTGGCACGATCCGCTGCTCGGCCTTCTCTGGACTGAGAGCGAAGTCTGCGAGGTTATGCATTGCGCGCGATCGCATGTCCGAAAGGTGTTCGGCGAGCCTGATGCGCTCGGGATTAACCCTCGCGGCGGGTCTTATGTCAGGCTCTATGCTCAGTCCCGCGTGCGCCGCGCGCGGCTGGCCGAAGTACGCCGAACATGACCGACGACGACGACAAAATCACGTTCAACCGCGATCGAAAATTCGATCTGCAGCTCAGTCAAGCGCTGATCGACGAGCGTCGCCTGGCCGAGATTTTCGAACACGCCAAGATCGAGAAGATCGAGCTTAAAAGTGAGAGCTACATCTGGGAGCGCAGCGGCAATATCTGCATCGAATACCGATGCGACGGCGAGCCATCGGGCATCGCGACGACGGAGGCCGATTTCTGGATTCATGAACTGAAACGCGACGGCGAGACCCTGGTCTATCTGATGCTGCCCGTCGAGCGCCTTAAGGCGCTCTGCCGCGATGCGATCCGCCGCGGTCGTCATGTGATCGGCGGCGATGACGACAGATTCGAGAACGTGCTGCTGCGCATCGGCCCGCTCGATGAGCTGCTAAAATGAATCTCGAGAATCTCCGCGATCTGTCGTTGGAGGCGCATATCCGAAACGGCAAAGTCGTGCGCAATCTGCCGGCGCGCCGACCATGACCATGCAATTCCGCCCGGCGAAGCGCTAATGCTCTGCGATCAGGCCCTCGCCGTGACGCTGAACGACATCGTCAAAGGATGGCCGACGCGAACCGAGGCGTTCCATCGCTGGGTTCTCAATACCTTCGAAATGATCTGGCCGACATTGAGAACGGCGCAAAAATTTATTCTTGAGGACGATGTCGCACTGACCTGCACGGCGATCTCGCAGAATCGGCCGAGTTCGGTTATGGCGGCGATGAAATTTGCCGTCCTGCCCTTCAAGGTCGTTTGGATCGAGTGGACCGGCTTGGCCGGATATGAGGTAATCGCGAATCCCGAGCCTGATATGATCGTCGTGCGCCGGGTTGGCCTTCTGATCGAGGCCGACAGCGACCTTCGCAGCGGTATCGCCCGCCTGTTTTGGAGCCTGCCGCCGCCATATGACATCGTCCGGATTTCTCCGCACGGCGCACAGTTCGACTTCACCGATGGCGTGTTCTCGAAATTCGGCCGACCGACGCCGCGGTCAAATACCGAAAGCACGCGGAAGCATTTTCCTCATTGGTTTACCAATGCTGCCGACCTCGCAGCCCTGGAACAGATGGATCGACAGGTTCTGCCGCTGTCGATTCGGGAGACCATCGGCGAGGCGGGCCAGTCGGATTTTACGGCTTGGGATCTGGAGGCGGCACAAAGAATTTCGCGGGCCTCGGATATAAGCTGGCAGAACAAGATCCCGCTCCTGCGAGCCTTCCTCATCATGATGAATTGCCACAACGGCACCGAGACCTTCGATGCCGATGTCGCCCGTCAGAATCGAGCGCGGCAGAGATCCGGGCGCCTGCCGCTGTTCGAACACAAGGTCATTCGTTTGAAGCTGCGCGGCCCCGAGCGCCACGCCCTCGCCGCCAGCAAAGGCGAGCAGACGACGCCGCTGCGCGCTCATCTGGTGCGCGGCCATTTCAAGGTCAGGAAGACCGGCGTTTTTTTCTGGTCGCCCTTCGTTCGCGGCGATGCGAAAGCTGGTGTGATCGATCATCGCTATGAGGTTCAGCCGTGACGATGCAATTCCGCCCGGCGAAGCGCGATCGCCGCCGGCCGCTGATCGGACTTTATTCGCTGTCGGGCCACGGCAAGACCTATTCCGCCCTGCTGCTCGCCCGCGGCCTGGTCGGCGCCGAGGGCAAGATCGCCATGATCGACACCGAGAACGGCCGCGGCAGCGACTATGTCGATGTCATCCCCGGCGGCTATCAGGTTCTCGACCTCGACGAGCCGTTCTCGCCGGCGCGCTATGGCGAGGCGATCGACGCCATGATCAAGCTCGGCCCCGACGTCGGCATCATCGATTCCATGTCGCATGAATGGGAGGGCGTCGGCTCGGTGACGGCGATGGCGACCGACATCGAGATCAAGAGTGGCAAGTCGGGCTTGCACTGTTGGAAAGAACCAAAGATGCAGCATCTGCGGATGATGCTGAAGCTGCTCCGGGCGCCGTTTCCGGTCATCGTCTGCCTGCGGGCCAAGCGCAAGAGTCGCCAGCTCAAAGACGACAAAGGCAAGACGGTCATCGTCAAAGACGAATTCGCGACCCCAAAGCAGGATGGCGATTTTATTTTCGAAATGACCGCGCACGCCGAGATCATGGCCGACCATACCCTGCGCGTGACCAAGCTCGGGCATCCGGCGCTTGCCGAGGTCTTCAAGACCGGCGAGATGATCGGAATCGCGACCGGCGAGAAGCTCAGAGCCTGGACTCTCGGAGGAGCGAGCAGCGACCGGAATCTGGGGAGTTCGCAGCCGCCGCCCGCCGACAAGGGACGGGAGGAACCGACAAAGCCTCCCGCGGCGCCATCTTACCATCCGGGCATGGCCAAGCTGCACAAGGATCTGGCCCGCGAGCTCGCCGACGCCGAGGATCCCACGGCCTGGTGGCGGCGCAAAAAGAAGCCGCTCGACCTGTTGAAGGCCCAGGCGCCCGGGCTCTGGGAAGAGCTGCGCCAGGTCGCGGCCGAGAAGAAGGCGAAAGGTAGTCTAGCGCTCTAGGAAAGGAGCTCGGAAATGTGGATCTGGATCGCGGGCGTCGTCGGCCTGCTCGTCGCCCTCCTCGGCTTCATCACGGTGGTCGCCTATTTCGTCGCCCATGACAGCGAGATGGATGAGAACCTATGGAAAATCGATTCTTGGGAAAAGAAGGAATGAGGCCCGAGCGCGTGCGGCCGAGCGGCCCGGTCCTGAATGAGAATTATGATTATCTGCAGTTCAATCGCCGCTGGTATCGGGTGCCAAAGGCCGATCTCGAGCTCGATGTCATCAGCGAAGCTTATCCGCTGCCCAATGGCATCTGGCTCTGGCGCGGCGTCGGCCGCAACCAGCGCCGGCTGCGCCCGGTAATCAAGCAGATGTTTCGCGAGCTGCGCCTGCATCTCGAGGAGGCACGACGCCATGGGGAATAAATGCACAGTCGAGCGCCGGCCTGGCTCGCCGTTCTACCAGGTCAGCGACGCGACGATGACGGTCGTCGAGTGCCCGTGCTGCCGCAAGGAGATGACGGAGACCGCGGCGCGTGCGCTGGCGAGCCATGTCGAGGACGGCTGGCGCGGAATGAGCTCGCTGCGCGAGTGGTCCGAATTCTGGGGCCAGATCTGGAATCCGTGATCAGGCGCCCGGCGCCATGAGGCCATCCTTGAAGCGTTCACTAATGCCGGGGGCGCCAAATACCTGGAGAGCATTGCCAGCAACCACCCAGCGGTGTTCTGCACGCTGGTGGGCAAGGTACTGCCTACTAAACTTGAGAACGATCCTGACAATCCGGTGGGTGGGCTGACGATCATATGTCCTAAGCCTGACTAGTCGAGGCGCAGGATACCGGGTCCGTGGCGGTGGATGAGGGCCATTAGGATCTGGACGGGCATAGGGATTGCTCTGTCGCCAGCCTCGTAGCGGCGGACTACTCGGCCAGAGGATAGGCCGAGAATGCGAGCGAGGGCCTCGGCTGAAAGGCCCTCGTCGTTGCGGATCTCGCGGAAGTAGGAGGGGGTCACTTGGACCCCCGTTCTAGATTCCTCGCTACCCGGCGGGCCTCGCCCTCTGTCTCGTGGGCGGATACATCCCGCTTGCTCACCGTGTCAACGATCCTCCAATCGAGGCCCGATCCGTACCGCTTTTCGAACTTTTCTACTTGGAACCTCATGGCTTCCTCCGTTGTTGATGACTAGAATATAGGGCCAATGGTCCTAGTGTGCAATAGGAAAATGTGAAATTTTCTTGCTTTTTTCATGCTGACATACGAGGCCCGGCCCCAGTTCCGGGCGTTCCACCACAGGAAGCAGCGCTTTGCCATTGGCGTGGCCCACAGGCGCGCTGGGAAGACCGTAGCGTGTGTTGTGGATCTGTTGTGGCGGGCTATGCAGTGCCAGCTTCCAAGGCCGCGCTACGCCTATCTGGCGCCCTTGTATAGCCAGGCCAAGTCGGTGGCATGGGATTACCTGAAGACCTATGGCGAGGCCATCGGAGGCAAGGCGTATGAGTATGAACTCCGAATGGATCTCCCCGGTGATCGTAGGGTACGGCTATACGGGGCAGACAACCCCGACGCGCTTCGTGGCCAGTACTGGGACGGGGTGGTGCTGGATGAGTACGCCCAGATGCGTCCCTCTGTCTGGCCTGAGATTATACGCCCTGCGCTGGCTGACCGCGAGGGATGCGCCACTTTTATTGGGACGCCTCGAGGACATAACGACTTCTATAAGCGTTACCAGGAAGCCCTAGGTTTCCCCGACGAGTGGTTCAGCTTCCTACTGAAGGCGAGTGAGACAAAGCTCCTGAAGGAAGCCGAGCTAGAGGCTGCTGCGAGGGTAATGACCCCGGAGCAGTACCAGCAGGAGTTCGAGTGCAGCTTTGAGGCGGCGATCCTCGGCGCCTATTACGGCCCGCTGATGGCCAAGGCTGAGGAGGAGGGCAGGGTAACGGATCTGCCGCGCTCCATCGCCTCGAGGCGGGCCGTCAGCTCCTGAATCGCCCCGGTCAGGAGCGCCAGGTAGTTGTTCTGGTCGATCTGCCAGATCTGGCCCAGTGTGTCCTCCGTCTCGCCGCCGCGGATGATGCCCTCTGGCAAGAGCTTCCCTACCTCTTGGGCAATTAAGCCGATCCGCTTCAGGGGAGCGTCCGGTGCTGCCCGTAGGGTCCGCGGATCAGCATCAGCTTTCTTCGGCGGCTTCCACCCTGGCAGTGTGTATTCGTCCCTTGGCACTGCTTCGAGATCATCAGGGAACTCTTTCCACCGATACTCATAGAGCGGCATCTTCAGGATCGTCGGCAGGCATTCGAAGGTCGAGGGTCTAACATCGTCCTTGAGCCGGATGTCGGAGCCGTTGCCAATGGCATAGTTGACGGCGCCGTCGATGCTGATGGTAGCGAGGCCACTGACAACGTTTGACCAGCCAATACCGAACAAGTTGGCGGTCGTATATCCACCTGTCATGTTGCCGAAGCGGATACCCGTGCGAGCAGTATTTGCCATATCATTGCCGTGCTGCCACCACCAGTCGTTGGCGTAGTTGCCGTTGATGTCGGATTTGGCGGTGTAGCAGTTCGTGCTCGAACCGGAGGCCATGATCCCGATGCCGACATTGGCCGCAGCAGCGCTGTTGAAGGTGGCGACGAGGGTCGAGCCGGCGGGATTACTGCTGGCAACGAGATGGCCGGTGGTCACCCTGGCGAGGGTGGAAGTGAGTTGCAGCGTTGCCACACCGGCGCCTACGCAGTTCAGCGTGTTGCTCGTGACGCAGAAGCCGTACTGATTTGTACCCCACAGGTTGATGCCACTAGAGAGGTCGGTGGGCGAGGCTGCAACGACCGAGCCGAAGCGGAGGCCCCCGACGATGTTGCCATTGACGGTTAGGCTCTGGGCCAGCGTCACGAGCCCGGAAGAGCGGTTGATCGTCAGCGGGCTGTCGATGTAGGCGCCGGCATCGCTGTAGCGCTGGATAGCAAAGTCGCTGCCGGCGTTGCTGCCGGCCTCGGCCGTGTTGTTGCCCAGAGCTATCAGCCAGCGCTGGCTATAGCTGGAAGGCGTGCCGGTGAAACTGCTGATGTTGCGATTGCTGCCGGCGGACGCGAAGAGATTGACGTTGATGCCGGCGCCGGAATTGCTGAAGCGAGCCGCTGCACCCGTGTAATCGAGAATGCCGGTCGCGCGGTTGATCGAGAGCGGACTGTCGATCATGGCACCGGCATCGCTGTAACGGGTGATGGCGAAGTCGCTGCCGACATTGCCGGTACTCTCGGCGGCATTGCCCGCGCCCTCCTGCCAGCGCGGATTGACGCCCGTGTAATAGGTGACGGCGCGCGTGTAGCCGGCGGCCGAGGCGAGATTGATGTTGACGTTAGCGGCAAGAGCCGAGCCGCCGGACGAGAGGCTGCCGGTCGCGGAGGTAATCGCGTTCGCCGTGAGGTTGCCCGGCCCCGCCAGCGTGCCGCCGGTCAGCGGCAGGTAGTTGTTGTCGACATATTGCTTGGTCGCCGCACCGAGCGCCGTAGCCGGATCGGCGTTAAGGATGAGCGCGCCCGTCATCGTGTCGCCCGCGAGAGCGACCGTCGTGTTATCGATATACTGCTTGGTCGCGATGCCGAGCGCGGCCGTCGGGTCGGCGGTCACCGTCGCCAACCCGGTGGCACGGGTGATCGTCAGCGCCTGGCCGAGCAAAGTGCCGCTGTCGTCGTAGCGCGAGATCTGGAAGTCGCTGCCGGCGTTGGCACCGCCTTCAGCGACGCTGTTGGTCTGGACGACCCAACGCGCCGTGCTGCCCGAGAGCATCTGGATGGACCGCACGGTCCCGGCGACAGCCTGGAGATAAATGTTGGCATTGGCGGCGAGGGCTGGTGCTCCGACTGTCAGTTGGCCGGGCGCCATCCGCACGCTGGCGTTGGAGCGGATGATCTGGATCGGCGTGCCGATGAGGGTGCCGGTGTCGCTGTAGGCGTTGATGTTGTAATTGCTGCCGGCGTTCGAACCGCTTTCGGCGCTGCCATCGACATAGGTGACGAACCGCGTCGAGCCAGCGGTGTAGAACCAGAGCCCCCGGTTGTTGCCGGCGACGGTGTTGAGCGTGATCGACGCTGCCGCCGCTGTCGTGGACGTGCCGATGGTGAGATTGCCCGTGAAAGCTACGGCAGCGCTGGAGCGTGTGATCGTGAAGCAGTTGTCGATGAGGGTGCCGGTGTCGTCGTAGCGGCTGAGAATGAGGTTCGAGCCCGCGTTGCTTCCGCTCTCGGCGGCGGTGTTGCCTAGGACGAAGTTCCAACGTAGCGAGCCGCTCGTCCTGCTGGAGATGTAGCGGGTGTTCGCCGCCACCGTGTTGTCGAAGAAGAGCGGCGCGCTGGCGGTCAGGTTGCCCGCCGAGATGGCGAGCGCCTTGGTCGCGCCGCCGTAGAACGAGTGCGTGCCAGCGTTGTAGTTCAGGTTTCCCGAGGTGACGCAGAAGCCGTAAGTGGTCCCCCAGAGCGCAAGATGCCTGGAGAGATCCTGCGCGCCACCGGGAGCGAGAACGCTGCCGAAGGCCGCCCCGCCGGTCATCGTGAGGCCGGTGAAAGTCGGCGTGTTGATCCATGCCAGAGCCTGGCGCGCATAAGACGTCGTATCGTTTGGCGCGTCACCGATTCCGGTTGCCGCCCCGGTCGGCCCGATCGGACCCGTCGGGCCTGTCGGCCCGGGAACGCTCGAAGCCGCGCCCACCGCGCCGGTCGCCCCCGTCGGCCCAGTCGGACCCGGGACGCTCGAGGCCGCGCCGACGGCGCCTGTTGCGCCTGTTGTGCCGGTCGGACCGGTCGGCCCGATGATGCCCTGACTCCCCTGCGCGCCGACGGCGCCGGTAGCACCCGTCGGGCCAGTCGGGCCGATGACCCCTTGGATCCCCTGCGCACCGGCGGCCCCGGTTGCCCCGGTTGCCCCGGTGGGGCCGACGGCGCCTTGGATTCCTTGCGCGCCGACAGCACCCGTGGCGCCGGTCAGGCCGGTCGGCCCGAGCTTGCCCGTGAGATCGACGTTCCAGGCCGTATTAGCGCCGCTGCCGGCAAAGCTCGTCGCGTTGAGCGTGATGCTTGTCCCGGCGATCGCCGTGACGTTGCCGGTGATCCAGCGCGTCGTCGGGCTGGCCGTGTCGCTCAGCAGCAGCAGCGAGCCGACGGCAATGCCGGTCATGGCCGCGGCCGTCGTCAGGGTCATCGAACCGGTGCCAGGCGTCAGGCTCGTCGCGCTCGTCGAGTTGATGATCGGCGTCAGACCGATCGGCCCGACAGCGCCGGTTGCACCCGTCGGACCGGTCGGGCCTGGAACGCTCGAAGCGGCACCCGCCGCACCCGTGGCGCCGGTCGGGCCAGTCGGACCCGGAACGCTCGAGGCCGCGCCGATCGGACCGGTTGCCCCCGTCGGCCCGATCGCGCCGGTCGGCCCTATCGGGCCAGGGACGCTCGAGGCCGCGCCCTGCATCCCGGTCGGACCGGTCGGCCCGAGCAGGCCCTGCGCGCCGGTTGGCCCCGTCGGCCCGAGGCTGCCGAGCGTGCTCGGCTTCCATTTCGCACCGTCCCATGTCCAGATAGAACCGGCGGCGCTGAAGCTCTGGCCGACCGTCGGGCTGTTCGGGAAGTCGAGCATCAGCGGGCCTCCTCGAGGCGCTCGAGGCGGACGCGGAAGACGTCGTTTTCGGCCTTGAGCTGCTGCACCGCGCCGACCAGGCGCGCGATCATCGGCATGACATCGAGCGCCAGGCGCATCATCGGCTCGTCGTCGCCGGCCTGGCGCATGTCGATCTCGTTGACGGCCTCGGGAATAAAGCGCTGCACGTTCTGAGCGCTGAATCCGTAATCGAAATGCAGACGGCGATCGCCGTCGTAATCGCGCATCGGCATGTCGTAGCTGATGAGCCGAAGCTTGGTGAGCTCGGCCAGGGCGTCGCCGCGGGCATCGAGGATGTTCTGTTTCAGGCGCTCGTCGCAGGCGTTGTTGAACGTCCAGCTCCCGGTCGATCCGCCGAGCGCATAGAAGACCAGGCTCAGGCCCGAATTGTTGAAGCCGATGGTATGGGCGCCGAGGTTCGCGTAGTTGCAGCCGTTATAGAGCGTGACGAAGCCGCTGCCGCACTGGATGGCACCGTTCTGCGTGTACCAGGTGCCGGCGGTGTCGATGATCATCCTGACGGCGCCGGCCGAATTGTCGGTGATATAGAATTGCGAATTGCTCATCGAGCCGATGTACCACTGGCGCTGGCCCGCGGCGGTCAGATACAGGATCGCATTGGCGCCGGCCGCGACACTGCACTGCAAGCTGCTGCTGGCGATGATCGTCGTGCCGTTGATCTGGTTGCTGGAGAAATTGCCGTTGGCCGTCAGGTTGCTGGCGAAGACCGCCGCCTGGGAGGTGATATTGAGCTGGAGATACCAGTAAGGGCTGATATAGGCGCCGGCGCCATCCATCCGGGCAAGGTAGAGGTAGCCGCCGCCGCCGACGAACATGCCAGCAGCGAGCGCTTGCGTCGTGTCCCATACCGTGACCGAGGGCTGCCCGGCGGTCGTGGTCTGGGCCAGAATGCGACCCTGCGTGCAGAGGAACTGGCCCGACGAGCTGATGGCGGCGCAGCTCAGACCAGCCAGAGCAGATGCGCCGCTGACGTTCAGCGTGCTGTTGCAGGTCAGCGCACCCCCCGAGATCAGGCCGTTATAGATCGTCCATATGCCGTTGTTCTGGTCGATGGCGAGCGCCTGCACCGCGCGGGTCGCGTCGTCGATGCGAAAGTTGCCGCCGCCGCCGCCGCCGATCGTCCAGGTATGGACGCCGCTCACGGTATAGGTCGTATAGGCCGAGATTCCTGACGCTGTCGTCGCGCCGAGCCCGGTCGATGAGGTGACCTGGCCAGTGAAGGCGGCAGCGCCGGTCGAGCGCGTCAGAATGAACGGCGTGGCGAGCAGCGCCCCGCTGTCGCTATAGGAATTGATGCAGAGATCGGATCCGGCGTTCGAGCCGCTCTCGGCGGCGCCGTTCATGTAGAAGACCCAGCGATTCGATCCCGAGGTCTGGAACCAGAGAGTCCGCGACGTCGCGACCGGGCCGCTGATGTTGAGCTGCGGCACGACCAGCGCCCCGGTCATGGTGCCGCCGCTAAGATTGAGCTTCGTCGTGTCGGTCGGGTGAACGTGATCCTCGCGCGTGTAGTTCGTGCTCGTGCCCGGCGCCGCGGCGCCGTCCATGTGGGGATTGATGATCGAGGCCGGCGGCATCGGCCCCGCTGCCCCGGTGGCGCCCGGCAGACCCTGCGGACCCGCCACGCCCTGCGGGCCGGTCGGCCCAAGCGGGCCGGCGCTGCCGGTCGGACCGAGCGGGCCGGTGGCGCCGATCGGGCCTTGGACGCCCGCCACGCCCTGCGGCCCGGCGCCGCTCGAGGCCGGCACCCATTGCTGCGACGTCGGGTCTTGATACCAGAGATAGAGCTGGCCCTCGGCGCTGGTGAACCAGAGATCCCCTGAATTCGGATTCGCCGGCGCGGTATCAGAAACCGTGACCGAGGCGCCGCCGGCGCCGCCGGTGCCAGGCGGGCCGGTCGGACCCGCCGGCCCAGACGGGCCTGCCGGACCGGTCGGACCCGCCGCGCCCTGGCTGCCCGGTGCGCCCTGGACGCCCTGCGCGCCCTGCGGCCCGGCCGGACCGGCGACGCCCTGGACGCCCTGCTGGCCCTGCGGCCCGGTTAAGCCGGCGGCCCCGGTCGGTCCGATATTGCCCTGGGGCCCAGCCGGGCCTGGCGCGCCCTGCAGGCCCTGAGCTCCCGTCGCCCCGGCAGCACCGGTCGGCCCCGGCACCGTCGAGGCCGCACCCGTCGGCCCAGCCGGACCGGAGGCACCAGGCGGCCCGGTCGGACCGGCAGGCCCGGTCGGACCGCCCGCCGGACCCGCAGGCCCGGTCGGACCCGGCGGCCCGCCGAGAATCGCCGTGACATCGACGATGCTGGTATTCGGCGGCAGGACATCGATCGCCGGCACTTGGCCGCTGATGAGCTGCTCGTCGATCGCGCCCGGCAACAGCGACGTCAGCACGACATCGGCCTGCAGCACCGGCGGCCCGGTGACGATGCCCTCGCCGAGCGGCGGCGTCGGCCCGAGGACGACATCGACGGCGAAGGTGTTGGGCGAAATCTGGACGTCCATCACGCCGCCTGCTGCTTGCGCCAGGCGTCGTAACTCTCCTTTCGCTCGGCGACCGCGACCAGGGTTCCGGGCGTCGAATCCGTGACGTCGGCAGTGACGTTGACCGGCCCGGCGAGCGGTGTCACGACATCGCCGTTCGCATAGGTGAGCTGCAGATCCCAGACCGCGCTCGGCACCGGCAGCAATTTGGCCGAGGCCGCGGGAAGCGTCGCATTGATCGTGTTGGCGCTGATCGTCAGCGTCAGCGGGATGATGATCGTGCCGCCGGACTTGTCGCGGATCTCGCTCTTGGGCACGACCCCGGTCAGATCGGCCGGCTGCGTCTTGTCAACGTCGGCCCAGAAGGTGAACGAGAACTTGGCGGTGTCGCCGCGATAGAGATTCATCGCATAGAGGCTGGCCATGGCCGCGCCCTCCCCGGGCAGGTTTCCCCTGGCCCGCCATGCTACACTCGCCGCCCCCTGTCCTACAAAGGAATGGAGGCCGACCATGGCACAGACACCACCTATGGCGACCGGCGCCACCGGCACCCCGTCCGGCACGGCCGCACCAAAGGCCGCGGGCGAGCGCTATCCCGTCGATCCGCCGATCTCGGCCCATGCCGACGGCGTCACCGAGACCTGGGATACCGGCGGCAGCACCGGCGCCACCGGCGCCACCGGCGCCGCGGCGACCGCCACCATCGTCGCCGCTCAGGTGACGCGCTAGAACACCAGCAGATCGGTGTCGCGATAGATGGTCGGAGTCTGATCCTCGCCCACCATCTGATGACCGAGCGCCAGGATGGCGGCTATCGCGGCATCGATTTTGTTCTCGGGCAGCTCCTTTTTCGGAAAGACATTGTCTTTCGAATCATAGTGGCCGACGACGTTCGACAGGCACCAGCGCAGCACCGGGTTGCCGTCGTGGCTGATGCGATGCTCGCGGATCCGGGCGTCGAGACCCTTGGTCGGCTCCGACATCGTCGCCACCGTCAGCGGGTATTCGATCATCGGCACGTTCTGCTCGAGCATCCGCTGGGCGAGCTGTGTAGCACTCCAGGGGTCGTAGCAGACGCCCTCGACGTCGAACCTGGCGCAGGCATCGAGGATCGCCTCCTCCATGTCGGAAAAGCTCGTCGTCTCGCCCGGCGTCGTCGTCAGCCAGCCCTCGCGCACCCAGCTCGCATAGGCCGGCTGGCTCTCGATGCGGGCCTCGGGCAACCAGTTGCGGCAGAAAATCGTGTACCGGGTCCGCCCCTCGTCGTCCTCCTCCCAGAACAGCAGCGCCAGCGCCGCGAGATCGATCTTATTGGCGATGTCGAGGCCGAGGATGCAGCGCCGGCCGGCGAAGTCGGAGAGTCGGAGATCCGTCTCGCAGGCGGCCCAATGCTCCATGTTGAACAGCGCGATGTTGCCGCTGACCCATTGATTCAGATGCCGGGTCCGATAGATCGCCTCCTGCGCCGCGTTGTTGCGGGCCTGGCGGGCGATCATGCGGATCTGCTCCGGGACGACGGTAATGCCCCAGCCGGGATTGGCTTTGCGCATCGTCTTCTCATCCCAGACGTCGTCGCCCTCGTCGGCCGCCCAGATGACGCAGAAGAAGCGGTCGTCCTCGAGGACGCGGGTCAGCACCTTGATGCTGTAATCCCAAAGCTGCTTGCCGATCCCGGCGGTGTTCGCCGTCGCCGTCGAGATCGAGATCAGCATCGGCTGCAGGCGCTTGCCGAGCCCGGTCAGGATGACGTCATAGACCCGCGCCGTGCGGTGGCTGGCGATCTCGTCGAGCACCGCAAAATGCACGTTCAACCCCTCGAGGCCCTTGGCATCGGATGAGATCGGAACGAAGGAGCTCGCCGTCGCCGCCTGATAGATCGAATTCACCGCGGTCGCCACGCCGCAGGCTTCGCGGAAGCCGGGCGCTCGCCGCGTCATTTCCTGCGCCGTTGACCAGACGATCTTGGCCTGGTCGCGGGTCACGGCCGCGGCATAGGCTTCCGCCCCGCCCTCGCCATCGGCAAAGGCGAAATAGAGCGCCAGCGGCGCGACCCAGGTCGATTTGCCGTTGCCCCGCGGGACCCAGATGCTCGCCTGGCGGAACCGGCGCATCTCGGTCGTGCGCTCGAGGAAGCCGGTCAGATTGACCGAGACCCAGCGCTGCCATGGCATGAGCTCGATCAGCTCGCCGGCCCGCGGCCCCTTGATGTTGGGAAAGCCCTCGCAATGGTCGATCGGCGCCCGCGCCCGGTCCGGGCTGAAGATCCAGGGAGAGTCGCCGGCCTCGGCCGCCTTCAGATCGGCCAGGAAGCGCTGGCAGGCGAGCCGGGCATAGAGCGGTGCGGGGATCTTGCGGGCGACGACGCGCTCGGCGTAATCCACGCCATCGGCAACCGGGTCTCGCCTGCGCATCGTTCTGTTCCCGTTCTTTCGAGTCGGGCCGCGGACTAGCTCGAAAGGCGGCCGGCGTTCTTTTTCCGTCCCATCAGGGTCGGTTCGACGGCTTGCGGGCTAGGCTCATCACCTTGACCCAGCGATCCCCCTCCTTGGCCTCGGCCGGTGCGCTGGCGCCGATCGCCAGCCGAGGCCGCGCCGCCGGCGTGAATCCCATCTCGCTCGCGAGCTTCATCAGCAGCAGCGCCGTCTTGTGCATCTGGTGCAGATAGGGCGACGGCAGGAGCTGGCCCTTCGCCCCGCGGATCAGATCCGGCAGCTCGGGCGTCGCCAGGTTCATCGCTTCCTGCGCCTCCCGCGCCCGCCGATAGCGCTCGCGCGCCTGGCACCAGAGCAGCAGCAGATCACGGTCGATCTGCCTGAGAACGCCCCGCGGCGCGTGCTCGATGGCATAGCGCCAGGCATCGGCCTCGCCGGCGCTGAGCTCGGCCGGCGCCTCGCTGTCCTCGAGCGTCCCCATCGCCGGCGGTTCGAAGGCGCGATCGCGATGCCGCGTCACGTTCAAGGTACCGTGGAGCTTGTGCAAGACGGTCGGTTTCGGCTTCCCGGCGCGCATGGGCAGGCATTATTGCCGGATTTTTCGCCCGGCGGGCAAGCGCCACCTAGTCGCGACCGCCGCGGACCTGGCTCGGATCCCTGCCGAACCCCGGCCGATGCCCCGGGAATCTGCTGCCACTGTGCCGCATCCACAATGAAATGCCCGCCGGCGCAATAGCGCCGCCCCTGCGACCATGGCCCGAGCGAGCGCAAGCCGACGATGCCGCCCCAATGCCCCGGCTCGCCGCGGACCAGCAGCCCGCGCCAATCTGCGATACAGATTCCGCCATAAAGACTGACGCTCGTCTGATCGATCGTCGCCTGCAGCGCCTCGCCCCCGAAACCTCCCGCCAGGAGGATGGCACAGACCAGGACGACCATGCCCCTGCACTGCTTCTTCAGCACCGGCACCATCCTGATCGCCCTCGCCTTCCTGCTCTGCGCCCTCGAGCCCGACGACGACGAAGACTGGTGGCGCTAGAAGACTTTTCCGCAAAAAAGAGCCCGCAATGTTGGAAAAATTGG